GCCCCCGGAATCAGGGATTATTGTTCTCCTCTTCTCCTGGAGAGGGAGGGAGAGGGTCCGTACGGAGAGGGAGGGTGGGTACGGAGAGGGAGGGTGGGTACGGAGAGGGAGAGAAGCCCCGTAGTTGTACTCTGACCCGGACAACCGTCAACGGAGGGAATACAGTGCGACGATGGCTCAGTGTGTCCGTGGTCCTGGCGGCAACCGTGGGCACGTTCCTGGTAGCCGGGGCTAGTCCCGCCTCAGCGAGGGTCCTGAACTGCACCAGCGGTGACTTCGCCACGATTAGCTGGAACCAGGGAGGGTCCAACTGGGGCCGAGCCAAGTTCTGCGGTGAGATCGGTGGCAGCTACAAGGTCATGACCGATGACATCCTGACGGACGGCCACTGTGTGCACGGTGAGGTGTACCAGAACGGGTCCTGGAGCTTCGTCCAGGGGTCCGAGTCCTGCGGGCCGGTGAGTGGACCGACGCCGTGGAGCTTCGGCAACTACACCACCACCGAGGTACGCCTGGTCCGGGGCGGTTCCAGCTGCGTCAACTTCGGTCCCTGCAACGGCGTCGGGACCAACTACTTCACGTTCCAGTGGGACTAGGTGGCGAGGATGCTGGCCAGGGTCAGGGGTCCCTGGTGCCCGGTCTGCAAGACCCGTCCTGGCCGGGACTGCCCCGACCACGGACGCAGCAAGCGAGCACAGCGCTACCACGAGAACCACGAGTGGAAGGGGAACCCCTATGAGTCGTCACCCTGGTACTGAGCACCTGCTCCAGTTCTTCACCTACGACCATCTGCCGCCACACCTCCAGTCGGTGTCCCGGTGGTCTGCCGAGATGGCGGACGCAATGGTCGAGACCCTGCCGGACGGACCGGAGCTTTCAGCAGGACTGCGTCACCTGCTGGAGGCGAAGGACTGCTTCGTCCGGGCAGCGGTAGTACACTTCAGGTCTCAGGCGACCGAGAACTGATCAACCACGGTTAAGCCGAGTGCAGGGGACTGATCACCCCTGTAGCCCCGGGTAGCTCAACTGGCAGAGCGTCCACCTTCGTGTGGAGGGTTGGGGGTTCGACTCCCTCCCCGGGGCCTCAGTGCAGCAGCCATTCCCATGCCTGAACAGTCACTGCGACCACGCACAGCAGCGTGGCACCGAAGAGGCAGTAGACCATGATGAACTGACCCCGGTCCAGGTCTGTGAACTCCTCAGGGAAGTCGTCATCATCCGGGTTCACGGCTCATGTGGTCCTGTCGTCTGGCGACCGAACACAGTCACACCGTGAAGTGGCTCAGCCCCCTTGGTACCGTGCCAGAGGTGTGCCAGGTCGTGGATTGTCATCACCCTCCAGTACACCTCTTCCACCCGCAGCAGGACGTTCCTGAACAGGACCAGGTCGCCACGACGAGGGGCAGCCACGCTGCGGTAGGTACCCAGCTGCGTCTCACTGTCAGTCTGGTCGTAGACGGTTACTTCGATCTCGGTCACCAGTCCTCCCGGTAGTCAGGGTGCGTGCTCCACATGGATGCCATGTCGTACAGCATGCACCTCATGACAGCCCGCAGGTGGGAGTCGGGTGGTTCGTCCGTCAAGCGCTCAAGTATCAGGCGCAGTCCCCGGACCTGACGTAGCACCTGCGCGGGGTCATGACGGACAATGTGCTGTGCGGTCGGCAGCATGGTGCTGGACCGTCCGGTCATGATGCTGCACACCTGGCCCTTGGGCTGGTCTGAGTAGACGTGGGAACCTTCAACCTCGTAGGTGTACGGGTACACGGTGCCGTCACTGACGGCGGAGGCGAAGATGTCCGCTATACCCAGGGGTCCCCGGTCCACCTGTGTCGTCCTACCCACGCCCCAGGTAGCGGCATCTAGCAGGACTGCGGTTTTCTCGGTCTCGTGCAGCCTCGCCTCTATGAACGCGATGACCTGCCTCATGGCATCTCTCTTCTGACTGCGGTACGTGCCAACCGGGCAATAGTGGGATACAGGTCAGGCATGGCGAGACAGGCTGAGATCACACTGGACAGGACGACCGAGTCGGCCGGCGGCGGGGTGAAGTGGTCACCGGCTCGTACGTTTGCCATGACGGCTACCTCACGGACCAGGTCCCTCTCCCGTGGGGTCATACAGGCCAGGACCGAGGCAGCCTCACGACTGCGTGCCTCGTCACGGTCACTCAGGTACTGGAGGAGCTGCTGGCTCAGGCTTGGGTGTGTCACTGGTGTATCGTACCATCCATGATGACACCGGTGCTGTACCCAGGCGACAGGGTCCACCTGGCCATTTTTGCCAAGACGCAGGTGCAGGTGGACGGGTTCCTCCGCACCCTGACGAAGGAGTACCAGGGTCACGGGGTCGAGGTAGTGGCCTGGGACCTGATAGTCACTGCCTCACCTGAGCCCACTCGGGTGCTTGCGGTGTTCCGGGCCGCCCCGTGACCGCCGACGAGATACAGGCGTTCCGGCTGGCATGGGATGCGTTCAACCACTCCGGGCAGCATGAGTGCCAGTACCACAAGTCAGACTTCGGCTACCTGGGGTGGACCGGTCACCCGAACGTGTCCGAGCCACGGTGCGGCAGCTGCCGGCAGCCGTGGCGTGTGACCCGCGCGGTCGCGGCCATCGCTCACGCCATGGATGGAAGGGTGCTCCGACTGGGTACAGAGGAGGAATGACAGTTCCTGTGATCCTGTACCTGGTGGCCACGGTGGCAGCGGCCGTGGAGACGTTCCAGTCACGCTCCTTCGGGTGGGGAGCGGTGACCTTCATCGCTGGCGGCCTTCTTGCCAGCTCCCTGTAGGATGATGGTGCGGTGTAGAGCAGCTCGGTAGCTTGCTGGGCTCATAACCCAGAGGACGCTGGTTCAAATCCAGCCGCCGCTACGCAGCTGTCGATGCTGTCACCTGGACCCCGGTAGCCCTAACTGCCGGGGTCCGTCGTCACTTCTCCGCCGCAACGGGGACGGTCACGTCAGCCTGGCGTAGGGCTGCTGACAGTTCCTCGATCCTGGCCTCCATGCGGTCCTGACGGGAGTTCACCATCACATGGACCTTCTCTACCCTGGTCCGGACGATGAAGATCCCCACTGCCGTGACGAGGCCGGACAGGGCTGCGATCACCACACCTAGCGCTGTCAGCATGTCGCTCATGGCGTAAGTGTGCCCCACTGTTCTGCCATGGCCCTGGCGATGCCCGGGAAGGAACGGGAGCGCTGCCTCGGGTCACGGTGCACGCGGGTCCATGGCGGCAGTCCCGGCGGACGCACCCAGGTCTCGGGCCTCAGGGGCTCCAGGCCGGACAGCCACAGTCCCACCAGCTTGTGGAACGGGTCACCGAACCACCACGGCTTGGCGTACTGGGTGGCCTTACGGATGTGGGTACCAATGGCACCGGGCGGGTTCTCGACCGCGATCCTGGCTATGGGGGCATGCAGCAGGTCACTGACGAGTTCCAGTGCCCTGGCACGCTGGCTCCCGGTCTCGTACCAGCGGGCAGAGTTAGCCAGGGTCAGGTACTGGCACGGAGGGAACGCCACCATCATGTCCCAGCCCTGGTCCAGGACCCCACGTACGTCTCCCTGTATGTGGGGTCCTGGACTCTCGGACGGTAGCAGGTCGCAGGAGACAGCGTCATGGCCGGCGGCGATGAAGGCGTCACGGGTGGTCCCGGAGAACTCGCAGCCGACCAGCACTCTCACCGGGTCAGGTTACTTCTTCTTCTTCGGGTAGTGGTCGCCCACCTTGTAGCGGTCGTAGTCGCCTTCCTCCACCTTGACGCAGGTGCCGTTGTCAAAGAAGAGGTAGTACCTGCGTGAGAGCTTTCCGTTCTTGCGGCTGTCCTTGCTGGACACTGTGCCGCTGCCCTCCTTCTGGTCCAGGCACTTGTCCACGGGTTCGTCGCACCCGGCCAGCAGGGTGGCAGCAAGTGCCAGGGGTACTAGGAGCTTCCTCATGCCCTGTATTGTACCACCAGACGCAGACAGAAGGACCCCGGCACCTTGTGGGCACCGGGGTCCTTCTCTATCTGCTACGTGGTAGCCGGGAGGCGGGCACGCAGTCGTGTCGTAGGTGGGCCAGGAGTGCGGGACACTCACACACTCCTGGCCCGTGGGGGCGGCACATAGCACCGGGTTCGCCGCCCCCCTGGTGTCCGACTGTTCGGAGCAGGTGGACACCGGAAGAGTAGCATACTCTCCGCCGGTCCGGGGAAATTGATCACGGTGTAGTACATTCGTGCCATGGGTATGTCGGTCATCCAGCGTCTCACTCAGCTTCCTAAGCATGACCGGGACTGCTACCTGGCGACCCTGGATGACGTGGTCCTTGCCGAGATCCTGACTGGTGAGTGGTGGGCCACGGCCCGACCGGAGCAGATCCCCCCACCCGGTGACTGGCTTGTCTGCCTGTTCATGGCCGGACGCGGGTCCGGGAAGAGTCGGGCGTCCAGTGAGTGGCTGGTGGACCGGATCCTGAAGCACCCGTTCGACCGTGCTGGGAACCCGACTGAGTGGCTGCTGATCGCCGAGACCCTCAGTGACGCCAGGGCTATCAACGTGGACGGACCCAGCGGCCTGCTGAACATCCTGCGCAGGCGTCGTATCGTACACAGGTACAAGCAGACACCTCGCCCTATGATCCTGTTCCCGGACGGGGTGAAGGTGTACCTGGAGGGTGCCGACGACCCGGACGTCGGTCGCGGCTACAACGCTGCCGGTGCGGTCCTGGATGAGATTGCCAAGTGGAAGTACTCCTACGGCTCCTGGTACGAGGGGATCCTGCCGTCGCTGCGGATGGACCTGATCGACGACCATCCGCGTGCCTTCGTGACCACCACCCCGAAGCCGATCAAGATCCTCCAGGAGTGGCTCCGCCAGGATGACGGCAGCGTGCACCTGATCACCGGATCCACGTTCGACAACGCCGCCAACCTGTCCCGGCACGTTCTGACCGAACTCAAGAAGCGCTACGCCGGTACCAGCATCGGTGCACAGGAGCTGTACGGACAGATGCTGGAGCTGACCGGTGGCGGCCTGTTCAAGCGGATGGACCTGATCAACCACCGGGTTGCCGACGCACCGGACGACATTACCTACACGGTGGTGGGTGCTGACCCGAACCTGACCGGTGACGATGCCATGACCGGGATCGTGGTGGCCTGTCGCACACGCGACAACGACATGTACGTCCTGGCGGACCGTTCCGTGCCTGACTCAGGTCGGTCGGCTGCCCTGGCCATGTGGCGGGCGGTGGCCGAGTTCGGTGCCAGCATGCTGGTGTACGAGGAGAACCTGGGTAAGCGCTACCTCCAGGAGGTACTGCGGGACGCCTACCTGGACTGCGTCAACCAGGGGATGTTCCCGGCCGGCACCACCGCACCGATGAAGCCGATCCATGCCAAGCACGGCAAGGCGACCCGTGCTGAGCCGGTGTCACACCGCCTTGAGCAGGGAAGACTCCACATGGTGGGGCTGCATGAGGAGCTGGAGGACCAGTGCGTCCTCTATGACCCTAAGTCGACCCGGGAGTCCCCGGACCGCATGGACGCCATGGTCCATGCCTGCCTGGAGCTGATGGCCGGGGAGAAGCGTCAGATGCGCATGGGCGACCCGACGCGGTACGACCTACAGGACATCGGCATGCTCAACCAGTTCAGCCGTAACCTCGGGGCTATGTGAGTACTTCCTCTTGCGAACCGTCGTCCCATATAGTATGGGCGTGATCGTCACCTGTCTCGTTGTCGCTGTGCTCGCTGTCGCCAGGATGACCCGTCTCCTGTGCCTCGACGAGCTGACTGTCGGCTACCGGCAGTGGGTGGTACGCAAGTGGGGCAAGGACTCGAAGCTGACCTACATGGTGCACTGCGTCTGGTGCACCAGTTTCTGGCTGGCCCTGCCTGTCATGACAGTTAGTGTAATGTACCCGAACCGGTGGGTGCTGCTCGCCTTCGCACCGTGGGCTGCGTCGATGGTCGCAGGAATGCTGAACAAGGAGTGACACATGGCGGTCCTGGGACGACGGCAGCCCAAGGTCACACCACCACCACATGCCAGCACTGACCTGGTACCCCGGTCCCAGTCGCTTGTCGCCTCCGCTGCCCGCGTGTCCTTCAAGGACGGCAGCTGGAACTCCTACCGCTTCGGTGACGACACCTGGCAGCAGGAGGCATGGCGCCTCTATGACTGCGTGGGTGAGGGTCGGTTCGCGGCCAACTGGATCGGCTCATGCTGCTCCCGGGTGCGCATCTACGTGGCCGACGTGGACAAGAACGGCAGGGTGCAGCAGGAGACCGAGAAGCCGAAGGTGGCTGCCCTGGCGGACACCCTGTTCGGGGGTCCGCCGGCCAAGGCCGAGGCACTGCGGATGCTGGGTATCAACCTGACGGTCGCCGGTGACGCCTACATCATCGGTCGCAGCGTGGACGACAAGGACTCCGATGAGTGGTACGTGGTCTCCTGCTCGGAGCTACGCCGCATGGGTCGCGGTGACAACATGTACTACGCCTTCATCGACCCCAACGGTAAGGTCCTGTCCGGCAACCAGAACCGGCTGGACCCCGAGCGGGACATCATCATCCGGGTCTGGACACCGCACCCCCGACGCAACCTGTGGGCTGACTCACCGTTCCGGGGGGCCATGCCCATGCTCCTGGAGATCGAGCGGCTGACCAAGTTCGTCTTCGCCCAGATCGACAGCCGGCTGGTGTCAGCTGGCATCGTGTGGCTGCCCAAGGAGGCCAGCTTCCCGTCCCTTGACGGTGACATGACCGGTGCCGAGGCACTGACCGACGCCATGATGAGGGCGGCCTCGATCAGCCGTCGCGGCGAGGACTCGGCTGCCGGGGTGGTGCCGTTCTTCGTGGAGCTGCCCACTGACGCACTGGGCAAGGTCCAGATGACCCAGTTCACCTCGGAGCTGTCGCAGCAGGCCAGGGAGCTTCGCGAGGAGGCACTGAGTCGGTTCGCCACAGCCATGGACATGCCTCCGGAGATCCTGAAGGGAACGGGAGACACGAATCATTGGTGTGAAATCGACACCACTCAAACTCTAACCCAGGACCGGGGTTGGGTCAACCAGTCTGACCTGGTCATTGGGGACATGATCCTCACTTTGAACCACGAGACCGGGATGTCAGAGTGGCAGCCGGTGCTCGACATCTACCGGGCTGACGTGACCGATGAGCCGATGTTGCGCATCGACGGCCGGATGCACCATTCCACCACGACAATGGGCCACCGTTGGCCCGTCCTGAAGCCGACCCATCGCCGCCAGGGTGAGGCTCGTTACCGCACCTGGGAACGCGAATGGACCACGTCGAAGGACCTGGTCAAGGACCGAGGTCGACTCATCCTGGCGTCGGGTCATGCCGACCTGCCCCAGGAGCCCAAGTACACCGATCCCCTGGTGGAGACCCTCGCGTGGATGTCCACTGACGCCAACCTGACGTTTAAGCGCCACAACGACAGCAGGCAGCGTCTAGTTATCCGCCAGTCCCGCTCAGCCAACCCGGAGAAGGTTGACCGGATCCGCACTGCCCTGACCGGGATGATGGGGCCGTCGACTCCGGACCTTCTCGCGGGCACCAATCGGGGCCTGGAGTGCTGGCGCGAGTCGGACGACATCGACAACCTGGCGGTGTTCACTTTGAACGCCGACGCTACCGAGGGCCTGCTGGAACTGGCTCCCGGTCGACTGGTGGAGCCATGGGTCATCGACTCCATGACTCGGTCCCAGTTGGAGATGTTCCTCCATGTCAGCCTCCTAGCCAACGGTTCCAAGCAGACCAATGGATCGACCCAGACCCTGTTCAGCGTGGATCCAGCTCGCCTGGATGCGGCAGAGAGGGCAGCCGTTCTGCTCGGCTACCGGGTGTCCCGGGGTCAGCGCAACCAGCAGACCGGGTTCGGGGACACACCCGTGCACTGGCTGTCCGTCGGCAACCGGACCGTGTTTTCGCCCACCAAGGAGCACGTCTCTGAGGTGTCATACACTGGTACTGTCTGGTGCCCGACGACTGCCAACGGCACCTGGTTTGCCCGGACCCAGGGGGGCTCTACCCACTTTACGGGGAATTCGTCCTGGCACGTTGAGGAATCCGCAGTAAAGGTTCATATCGAACCGCTGATGACCCGCATCTGTGACGGACTGACCACTGCCTACCTGCGCTCAGCACTGGAGGACATCGGCGAGGACCCCGACCGGTTCGTCTTCTGGTACGACACCGCACCCCTGACCGTCCGGCCACAGAGGCTCCAGGACACCCTGAACATGTACGAGAAGGGCCTGGTCAACGATGAGGCCGTGATCACGGCTGGCGACTACAAGCTGACTGACATGCTCACCGACGAGCAGAAGGCACAGCGCTTCCTACGTGAGCTGATGCTGCGTGACCCGAACCTGTTCCAGATCCCGTCCGTGCGCGAGCTTGCCGGCATCACCGAGGAGCTGCTGCCGGCTGCCTCGGTGACCACCCCCGTTGAGGGGGGTCCAGGGGTAGGGCCACCTCCGCCACCGCCACCTCCGACCGGGATCCAGCAGACCGTGCTGCCACCGATCCCTGTGGGCAGTACGGCCGAGGGTGCACCGACTGAGGTCAGTGACACACCCATCGTGGCATCCATGCTGGTGCCGTCATGGGCCACGATGTTCGTGGTCTGTGAGGCGGTCGTCGTACGAGCCCTGGAGCTTGCTGGCAAGCGGCTGCTGTCAGCTGGTAACCGGGGCCAGTTCAAGGACGTGCCACCGTACGAGCTTCACACCAGGATCCCGGTGACGGATGCTGACCATGCTGCCGACCTGATGACGACAGCATGGAGCCACCTGCATGTGCTGTCCTCGCACATCGACCTGTCGGTGGACACCGGCCGGCTGCGGACCGTCCTGGAGGACTACTGCACCCAGGTCCTGGTGTCGGGGCAGCCCCACCAGGGCCACCACCTCGGTCAGTTCCTGCGCGACCGGCAGATGGTGAACGTATGAGCCGGGACTCTGACGAGAGGTCGCTACTGGGGACCGTGACCGGCTCCCTGAAGCGGTGGCTGTCGGCTGCCCGGGAGGCGGTCATGGCACCCTGGGAGCGTCACCAGGTGCAGCCTGACGTGACTGCGGTCTACTCCACCCAGCCACTGTGGGACGCGGAGGTGGGGACGATCCTGACCCACCTGGGTCGCATCTCCCTGCATGCCTGGTCGCAGGCTACTGACGTACCGCCGGTGTCCCGTCATGCGTTTGTTATGGCTGAACTGGCTATGGTGCAGAACCTGCTGGTCAGGGTCCCGGATGAGACGGCGGGCCTCATCTTTGAGAAGATCATTGACGTGACCAACGCAGGTGGTGACAGTGCGGCCGTGGCGCGTGCCGTGGATGACGTGCTCACCTGGACCGGTTCAGAGAACTGGGACAGCCGTGCCCATGTCATTGCCGTCACGGAGAACACTCGCGCATACGGCTACGGCACCCTGGCTGCGGGAATGGAGCAGGGGCGGGTGACCGGCAGGCAGCTGGGCAAGAAGTGGTCTGACGAGCGTGACCCTCGGGTCCGGGCTGAGCACCGTGCGGTCAACGGTCAGGTAGTGCCACTGGGTAGTCCGTTCTATGTGGCCGGCATACCCATGATGTACCCCGCTGACCCTTCGGCACCTGCTGACCTGGTCTGCGGCTGCCGTTGTGACCTTGTGATCGTGGATGAGAGGCAAGGCTGATGGTTGACCCGAACCCGGCTCGCGGCATGCCGCTACAGCTTCAGAAGTACTGGCTCACCGGCAAGGGCGCTGCCCAGATCCGCTGGAACACTCCTGGTGACTTCCTGAGGTGTGTCAGCCGGATCCGCAAGTACTTCCCCAAGGAGCCCGAGGGGCTGTGCAACATCCTGCACCAGAAGGCTACTGGCGGTGCCCCCGGTCACGGCAGTAACGAGCACAGCCTGCTGGTGCCTGAGGGGTACGAGGAGGCTACGGCACTGCTGGCTGCCTCGTCGGTACTCAGCCAGGACCTGTGGGCTGGTCCCCTGGCACCCATTGACGTGGAGACCGACGAGCCCGGCGGCACCCGCCTGTTCGAGCAGGGCTCCCTGTTCCACCGCACCCTTCCACTGCCGCTGCGGTTCCGTCGCCAGGACGGGCCTGGCCACACGGGTGCGGTGACCGTGGGTCGCATCATGGGTGTGACCCAGGGTCCTGACGAGTACGGCAACGACTTCCTGTGGGGCTGGGGCGACTGGCTGGATGCCAGCATCGTCCCGGAAGTGACCGAGGCACGCTACCTGGTGGACCAGGGTGTGGCCGGCTCCAGCGTGGACCCGGGCGGACGGGTAACCGGGGTGGTCAACCCGGAGACCGGCGGACGGCGGATCCAGGAGTACGTGATGGGTGGTGCCACGCTGGTGTCCATCCCGGCTTTCAGTCAGACACGGCTGTACAACCTGGTGGAAGGTGAGTGGCCGGACAGTGACACAGACATGGCTGACTCTGCTGCTCTCATGGAGTCAGCGACAGGAGAGAAGGAGGTGGGCTGCGGCTGCGACGACTTCACGGTGGACCAGTTCACCGTCAACGCCTCCGGATGGAAAGGTCTCCCGCTAGCGGCCCGTGAGTCCACTTTCGACAACGACGATGCGGTCAAGCGGATCACGGCATGGGCAGCAGGTGGCCAGGACACCGCGAAGATGCGGCAGGCGTTCCTGTGGTTCAACTCTGCCGGTAACCCGGCCGACCCGACCAGCTACCGACTGCCGCTGGGTGACATCGTCAACGGCAGGCTGACCCTGGTCTTCCATGCCATCTATGCCGCCGCCGCCCTGCTCAGTGGTGCCCACGGCGGACTGCCGGACATCCCGGACGCCGACAAGGCCCAGATCCGAGGTGTCATCTCGGCCATCTACCCGGAGATGGCCAAGGCCTTCGATGACAGTTCGATCATGGCTCCATGGGACCGTCCGGCGGCCGTACAGGCGAAGGCTGACGCTGAGGCGTCCGTCAGTGCCGAGACGCTGGAACTGGCCGCCGGCAAGGAGCCCTACGGTGACGTGAAGTACGCCGACCCTGGCTACCAGGAGGACGGTACCAAGCGGTACCCACTGGACACCGAGGAGCACGTCCGGGCCGCCTGGTCCTACATCAACGTGACCTCGAACGCAGGCAGGTACTCCCCGGAGGACCTGGAGAGGGTGCGCAACCGGATCCGGCAGGCTGCCCGGAGGATGGGTGTCAGCATCAGTGCGGGCGACCCCGACGACGAGGAGTACTCGGTAGCCTCCGTCTACCCGCTGGAGCCACCGAAGGTGTGGTTCGAGGACCCAGGCCTGACGGGACCGACACACCTGACCGTGACCGCCGAGGGCAGGGTGTTCGGCCACCTGGCACAGTGGGACACCTGCCACCGTGACGTGCAGCAGCGCTCATGCGTCCTGGCCCCCCGGTCGAGGAAGGACTACGCACCCTTCCATCTAGGGTCCGTCCTCACCAGTGAGGGTGAGGAGATCATGGTCGGGAAGATTGTCATGGACACCCGCCATGCCGGTATCCGTCTGTCCTATGCAGCAGCAGCGATCCACTACGACCACACCGGCGACGAGGTTGCCGTGGTCCGGGCCGGCGAGGACAGCTACGGTGTCTGGGTCGCCGGGTCCCTGGTCCCGGAGGCGACTCCTGCCAAAGCCGCCAAGCTCCGTCGCTCGCCACTGTCAGGCGACTGGCGAGGGGTGGACGGGAACCTGGAGCTGACGGCTGCCCTGGCGGTCAACGTCCCTGCGTTCCCGGTCTTCTCGACGGAGGGTGACACGGGTCTTGCCCTGGTCGCTGCCGGACAGGTGCTGCCGGTGCAGGACACTGAGGCTGACGCCGAGGAGCAGGACGAGCGTGCCTGGCAGCTTCGGGCACTGATGGAGGAGGACTGGTTGTTCGAGCAGTGGAAGCGGGCACAGGAGCTTGCTGCCATCATGGAGGCGGACGGCGACAGGGCGCCAGTGGTCCCGGACGCCGACCCGGTGTACGGCACAGCAGCGGTCCTGGCGCGCCAGATGGATGCTCAGTTCCTGGTTACCGAGGAGGAGGCAGATGACGACTCCGACAGCAAGGACGTACCTGCACCAGTGTGAGGGTGGCCCGTGGGGCGGCAGATGGGCTGAGTCGCGCTACAAGGCCGGCTTCTGGCTGGTCCACAAGGCCAGTGCCACCGCCTGGTCCTACGTCTACAGCTCACTCAGTGACAAGTGGGTCATGAACGGGTCTGAGGGCTACCGGCGTGACCGCCACCGTCATGCACCTGCCATGGACCTACGGGTAATGGAGGCGGACTCATGAGCACCAGTGCTACCGGGGTCATGCAGGACGCTGCCGACGACTGGGAGGAACTGCCTAGCTACCCTTCGGCAGTGTGCTCCGGGATCAAGGGTGACACGAACCACCCCAACGGCTACCACATCTCGTACAACGACAACTCCAAGAACGACTTCTCCACCACCCGGCCGGACGACAAGCCGCCGAACATGCCCAGTGCCAACGCTAACGACGCGTCGGCCATCGACATGTCAATGTCCAGTACGGACATGGCAAAGTCGTACAAGAACTGGAAACGCCTGTTCGACGACCACTCTGACCCACGTCGTAAGTACTTCAACGCGGTCAACTGCTACTCCGGTTCCGGGGAGGCGCGACGCCTGGACTTCGTGGCCAACACGAACACGGTGGCCAGCCCGGACCACAAGTGGCATGAGCACTGCTCCTGGCGTCGCCGTTATGCTCGTGACCAGACGGCACGTAAAGGGTACGTGTCCGTCGGCAGGGGCGACACCAAGCAGCAGTGGGAAGAGGAGACCATGAGCCTGACAGACCGCCAGGACAACATGATCGACGCGACGGCTACCCGCGTCGAGGCGTTCACCGCCAAGTGGAAGAACGAGATCCCGGAGTCAGGGTGGGTCGAGGACTCCGACGAGGTCCAGCCGAACCACCTGGTCATCAAGATTGACGCCATGATCGCCGCACTGGCCCGGATCGAGGGCGTCGTGGTCACGCTCCCGGTTGCCGGGGTCGACTACGAGCTTCTGGCCACGATGGTGGCGGACAAGGTCCGGAGTGGTACAATAACTCTGGAGTTCGTGGAGGAAGGCGAGTAGATGGCGACAGGGGACACCTGGGGCACGGCTGATGAGCTGCTGCACCCGCGTGACAGGAACGGCCGCTTCCGGTCCGCCTGGAAGATGAGTGGTGCTGCGGTCAAGCGCACCATGGCCGTGCTGTCCGGGTTCAGTCCCAAGGAGTTCCCGTCCGACGAGGCTGCCAGCAACTACCTCAAGGATGTCGGTCGCTACCGCAAGTCCGGCTATGGCTCCCTGACCAGTGTTCCCCAGTACCTGCGTGACTCAGCCGAGACGAACAAGAAGCTGCGTGCCGGTCAGACCGACTCCCCGCAGGTCAGGGCAATGGACTCGGCTATGCGTCCGTTGCCTGAGGACCTTATCCTGAGTCGTGTGGTGGGACCGGAGGCGTTCGGCCTGAAGCCTGAGAGCCTGGACCGACTGGAGGACTACACTGGCAAGCTGGTGTCCGACAGGGCCTACGGATCCACGAACATAGGCACCCCGCTACAGGGTTCCGGTGGTCCACGGATCACCATGGTCATCGCCACCCCTGCGGGTACGAGTGCGGTCATCCCACAGAACCCGGGCTCCCGGGAGGTGGTCCTGGATCGCGACCAGCCGATCCGGATCACCAAGGTCCAGCCGGACGGTCAGGGTGGCTACTATGTCCTGGCGGTGGCGGTGCAGAAGGGTGCTGCCGGGAACGTCCGGACCAAGAAGCTGGGGACCCGTGCACCACGACCCACCGCACCAGACGAACCTGTACCCGTTCCAGACAAGGTGGCTACGCCTGCTGTTCCTACGCAGGATCCTGCGCAGGTACCACCAGCGCCCTCGACCGGTGCCCCAGTTCCGCCGGCCTCCCGCCAGGAGACCGTGGTCACCGAGGCCGTAGGTGACGGTGGCCCTACCCGCGCCAAGCGGACCCGTGCCAGCAAGGGTGCGACCCTGGGCAGCGGTCAGGCCATGATCGAGCAGATGATGGCTGAAGGTGACGCCGAGGTTGCCGGGGTCATGGAGCTGATCGGTGAGGAGGGGCTGCCCACCGACCCCTTCCTGAAGGCTTACATCGGCATCGTCATGGCCCAGCTGCGGGGCAAGCGTAAGGGCAAGGCTGCGGTGGTCAAGGAGATCCGGGAGAAGGTGCAGGAGTGGCCCTCCTTCGGTGACAGGAAAGAGGCAGCCCGGATCCTGGGTAAGCTGGCCGACAAGATCGAGACAACGTCGACCCGCAGTGGTGGCTCCAACACCGCGAAACTGAAACCGGACGCGCCCGCTGCCCAGGTTATCGGTGAGCCGAAGGACAGGGTCCGTGAGGCGGTGCGGGCAGCCCTGGAGAAGAGCAGGAGTGACTGGGTGTCCCTTACGGACATCCGTCAGGCACTGTCCGACCTGTCCCACGAGGAGCAGGACAGGGTGCTGAAGGATATGATGATCAATGATGATGACGTGAGCATCGTTCCTCAGTCGAACCAGAAGACGCTGACCGACAGGGACCGTAAGGACGCACTGATGGTAGGTGGCCAGATGCGGCATGCTGTCCACATTGCTGACCTGGTCAGGCAGCGGGACGAGGCGAAGAGGAAGGAGAGCTGACATGTGCGGCTGCAACAGTGGTAGCAACCAGCCTTCCGGCATCACCTCCCAGTGGGAGGTGCGCCTTCCTGATGGGACCGTGAAGGTGGTCTCCAGCGAGGCGGACGGTCGGATAGAGATGACCATCGCTGGCGGCGGGTCGATGCGCAAGAGGTAGTGGACAGAGGCTGCATTCTGTAACTACTATGTGAGACCAAGGTCAGAGTGCTGCGTGCACCAACCTTCACCAGCAAGGCCGGTGGCTGGAGCGTGAGCCGCGCCGGGAGTCCATGACCCATGGAAACCCGAAGGACGCGAGCCATGACTTTCCAGATCCCTGAGGACCTCACGAAGTTCTCAGTCAACGCCCTCCAGGGCATGATCGAGCAGGCTGAGCTTGAGTACACCTCGCTCAAGTCTGCCGCTGACCCGGACACGGTGACCGACGAGCAGCTTGACCGGCTCAAGCACCTGTCCCAGTTCTTCCGCAAGGACGCCACCGAGGAGATCGCCTCCCGGCAGCGTCGGGCGGAGGAGTTCGGCGCCCTGGACAACCAGCCTGAAGGCGGCGACGATGCCGAGGACACCGTTGAGGACGGTGCCGAGGGTGACCCGGAGCCGGTAGCCGCAGTCGTGGCAGCCGCAGAGGTCGTCCCGGACGAGCCCAAGGTGCGGGTGCGGAACCTTCGCAAGATTGCTCCCGTCGAGGAGTCGGCTACGACCGCCCAGCCTCGTTACTCGACCCTGATCGCGGCAGCGGGTGTGCCCGACTACGAGGCCGGCCAGCAGCTGGACACCATGCTCGACGTAGCCAAGGCGTTCGAGTCGCGGGCAGCTGCCTTCTCCTCAATGGGCAAGCGTGGTGTGGGCACCTCGGCCATCGGTCCTCAGCACTACCCGGTTGCCAAGCTGGTCCGTGACTACCCGGACGAGCTGACCGTCAACGGTGACGAGGGTGACTACGAGAAGCTGCTCAAGGTTTCCGACGAGAAGCGGCTACCGGGTGGCAGCCTCCTGGACGCGGTGCAGCAGCGTCAGGAGCAGATCAACGCAGAAGGCAAGGCGTCCCTAGTGGCGGCGGCCGGCTGGTGCGCACCGTCTGAGACGGACTACTCGATCTGCCTCCAGATCACCACGGACGGACTGCTCGACGTTCCCGAGGTAACTGCCCGTCGCGGCGGCATCCGTCACAACACGGGTATCGAGTTCGACGCGATCTTCGGTTCCGGTACCGGCTTCTTCGACCTCACCGAGGCCCAGGTGGCTGCCGGCACCACGAAGACCTGTCTGGAGATTCCCTGCCCGTCCTTCACGGACACGCGGCTGGGTGTCACGGGCGTCTGCCTCACCGGCAACATCCTCTCGGTGCGCGGCTACCCGGAGTTCACGGCAGCCTTCACCCGGGGTGCGCTGGCGGCATCGGCTCACCAGATCAACCGTGAGCAGATCATCGACATGGTCACCGACTCCACTGCGGTGGACCTGACCGGCGTGCAGCCGTGGCTGTCGGACGGCTCATACGTGTCGCAGGTCATGAGTGCGGTCGAGCTTGCGATCACCGACATCAAGTACCGGCTTCGTCTGTCCCAGTCAGCCACCCTTGAGGTCATCCTGCCCTACTGGGTGAAGGCCGGCATGCGGGCCGACTGGATCCGCCGTAACGGCGGGGACTACGCCCGGACGCTGACCCTGGCCGACTCTGAGATCTCGTCCGCGTTCGCCGCTCGCGGTGCGCGTGCTCAGTACGTCTACGACTGGCAGGACGCCTTCTCGAACGTGTCGGCCACCGGCATGGGTGCCGACACGCCGGTCAGCATCATGAACCGTCAGCTCCAGTTCCTGGTCTACCCGGCCGGTACCTGGGTGCGTGCGGTCCAGGACGTCATCACACTGAACGCGGTGTACGACTCGACGCAGCTGGCCACCAACCAGTTTACCCACCTCTTCACTGAGACCGGGTGGGCCATGCTCCGGATGTGCCCGGTGAGCCGTGTCTACACGGTCCAGGTCTGCCCCAACGGTCGGACCACACTCGGCACAGCGATCACCTGCCCGTAGGCCAAGTAGCGGGGGAGGCGGCAACCTGCTGCCTCCCCCTCAAGCCATGAGGAGGTGAGAGATGGCCTACTTCAACGGACCGTTCGTAGCGGACCCACCGGTCCTACCACAGCGGCCCTACGGACTGTTCGACGTTGCCCTCGGTCCGATGGACTTCCCGGTCCCTGGTGCGGTCGGCGGCGGCGTCATGTACCAGCCGGACGCCTGCGAGGACGACGTCTTCCTGGTCGCCATGAACTGCCCACCGATCACAGGTACCAAGTCGTTCTCCGCGATCGAGGCAGTGGTGTCAGGCGGACCGTTCACGGTCATGACCTCATACACCTGTGGCTCGATCGGCTACACGTTCGCCGAGGCTGAGCGCCGCGTCAGGGCACGCCTGAGTCTGCGCGAGCAGCGGGGCGTCGAGAAGAGGCTGTGGCAGGGGTCCACGGGCACCCTGGGAACCATCCCAGGACTGTTCGCCAGTGCCACGACTATCGGTGCTGCCGGCTGTGTCACAGAGGCAGTGGAGATGCTGGAGCAGCAACTGGCTGACGCCGGGACGCTGGACGGCATCATCCACGCCCGTCCTGGCATGGCTGCCCACTTCTCCTCGTCCCACCTCTACGGTGCACCCCAGGGCCGGGTGAAGCGGACCGAGTACGGCACCCGGATCTCGTTCGGCCAGGGCTACGCCGGTACCGGACCCACGGGTCAGGCGGTGGACGCCACGACCGAGTGGGTCTATGCCACCGGCCGGGTGCTCATCTGGGGCGGTGAGGTGTTCGTGCCGCCGGCAGGACAGGTGCTCAACCGGTCCACGAACCAGCTGTCACTGGTGGCCGAGAGGCCGTTCGCAGTGGCTGTGGAGTGCGGCATCTGGGCGGTGTCGGTGACAAGGACCTGTACGACGGCAGGAGGCGGCTAGGTGGCCGTGATCGTGCCAGAGGCAGGAAGGTTCGCTGAGGTGTTCGCCGCACTCAGTGCGCTGGTGGCTGACCCGAAGCGTGACATCCGTGCCACCACTGACACCGCACTGCTGGGTCTGGTGGTGTCGGACGAGGTGTACGACCGCTACATGGAAGGGGACACGACCCCTGCTCCAAAGCGCCGTACACGCAGGAACCTAGCTGACCAGGAGGAACAGTCGTGACCTCAGTGTGCTACACGCCTTTCAAGATCCCGACTGTCCGACTGACCAAGGTTGACGTCAACTGCGGTCAGGCGGTCACAGGAACCTGCTCCACGGCAGTGTCCAACGGGATCATCTCCGTCGCCATGACCAAGGAGTACGAGGACCGGCAGGAGTTCTTCGTCCAGAACGGTAACGGTGACTTCTGTGTCCGGGAGACCAACGCCCCCCGGCTGAAGTTCATCACGCTGGAGCTGACCTTCTGCAACGTGGACCCGGAGCTTCTCAACATCGCCACCGCAGAGCCCCTGGTGGCCGATGACGCGGACTCCCCCCGTTACACCGGTTTCTCCACTGCCAACAACTCGGCAGCGTCGGCGTCGTTCGCCCTGGAGGGCTGGACCAGGATCGCAGGACAGAGTGCGGCCTGTACCGGTACCAGCGGTGTCGAGTACGGATACGTCCTGTTCCCATGGGTCACCCAGGGCACCATCGGTGACATCACTTTCCAGAACGACACAGTGTCGTTCGTCATCAACGCGATCACCCAGTCGAACAGCCAGTGGGGAACGGGTCCGTACGACGTGGACCTGTCGGATGCGACGGCAACGCTGAACCAGCCGATCCCGCTACTGACTGCCATCGCGTCCGACCAGCACCACCGGATGTTCCTGACCCGGATGACACCACCGACTGCGGCATGCGGCTGCGTGCCGCTGTTCAACCAGTTCGCATAGGATGACGCTGAGGGTGCCACGCTGCCCATCGTGGCACCCTCACATCTAGGGAGGTACCGGTGCCGACCGTTTTCACGGGTGCCCCCGTTGCGACGATGCCCTGCAACTTCGACGTGGACCTGTCCTGCTGTGCCGACTGGGACACCTACGACCCCGACCTTCAGACCGCAGCCATGGAGTACGGGGCCTTCACTATGTGGGCGGCGACCGGGCGCCAGTACGGCACCTGTGAGCGCACCGTGCGGCCCTGTGGCCGGTTCTGTGGCAGCAGCCCCTACGGCTACTACTGGTCCTACGGCACCTGGGTGCCCTACGTCATGGGCGGCGTCTGGCGTAACTGCTACTGCGGTGACGGTGCCGGATGCACCTGTGAGCCCAGTTGCCAAGTGTGGCTACCGGGTCCCGTAGCATCAGTCCCGGCTACCGGTGTCAGCCAGGACGGCGAGATAGTCCCGGTGGACGCATGGCGGGTGGACAATGGACAGTGGCTGGTACGTACGGACGGTGAGTGCTGGACCCAGTGCCAGGACTACAACGTGGACTCGGGTGAGGGCACGCTTTTCGTCACCTACCAGCAGGGACTTGCGGTCCCGTCTGTCGTGGCTAAGGCAGCAGGGGAGCTTGCCTGTGAGTGGGTCAAGTCGTGCCTCGGTCAGCCCTGCCGCCTGCCGTCCCGGCTACAGTCGCTCACCCGTCAGGGTGTGTCGGTGTCCATGGTGCCGTTTGAGGATCTACTCAAGCACGGACTGACTGGAGTGGCCACGGTGGACCAGGTCATTATGGGCCTGAACCCGGGCGGCCTGTGGTCCCGTATGCGTATCTCCAGCCCCGACATGCCGGTCACCCGCACGACGACGACCGCATAGGAGGAGTCTGTGGCAGACACCCAGGTCAGCCTCATCGGTGCCTATGCGATGGAGTGCCTCCAGACCGCACTGAACGCCAACCCGAACCCGCCTGCCAACTACTGCTACCGGGTGGAGTACGAGCCGCCGATGGAAGTGGACTGGTTCGTGGACCAGTGCTGCGAGGGTCTGGGCTACGTGGCCATCGGTGAGGTGTGGCCCTCGCGTGCCAGTTTCCCGGAGAACGACCTGGTGGGACAGACGCAGGGTGACTGTCCGTTCCCGGCATGGGGAGTCCAGGTCAGGATGGGGGTCATGCGGTGTGTGCCCACGCTGACCGACGAGGGTTCCCCTGCCTGCACGGAGCAGACCGCTGCCTACAGCCAGGACCTGCATGACTCACAGGCACTGCGGGAGGCCTCCTGCTGCTTCCGCAACCGCTGGATCCGTTCCACCGAGGGTCTGGGCATGCTGACCGTGGTGAACCGTCAGTTCAAACTGATCCAGGGCGGCTGCAAGGACCGCTGGGTCGGCGTTGACACACAGATGATGAACTGTGACTGTTGACCTGTGGCAACGTGGCGTCCCAACCGGGCACAGATCCACCTCACCGGCTTCACCGCCTCCGAGCAAGTGGTCCGCGAGGTGGTGCGCAGCGTGGAGATCGCCGCGAAGATCCAGACCAGCACGGGTCTGTACTCCAGCCCCGACCGCCGCCTGGCCCGCTCGATCGGTAGCACCGTGCGCCTGCGGCACAACCGTGTCTACGGCACCGTAGGGACCCCGGTCCACTATGCCCGTGCCGTGCACAACGGTGCCAGGGCGCACCCGATCCGGCCTCGTAACCCCAACGGCTACCTACGGTTCTACTGGCGCAAGGTGGGACACACAGTGTACCGCAAGTCGGTGTACCATCCGGGACAGTCGGGACAGTTCTTCCTGACCCGGCCGCTGCGGATCGCGGCCAACCGGCACGGATTCAAGGTACACATCTATGTCATCTGAGGGAGAGCAGTGACTGAGACTCGCATTGCCAAGGTGAAGGGCCTCGACATCGTCGTGAAGCAGCTCACCGAGGGCCAGATCGGCGTCATGGCCCGTGAGTACGCACGCCTCAGGCGCTCCACCGGGACCGGTCAGGACAAGATGGTGTCCGCCGGACGGATCATGGATGTGCTGGAGTCTGCGATCGTGTCCCAGGAGGACAAGGACCGTCTGTACGACCTGACCATCGCCGGTGAGCTGGACCTGTCCGACATGCAGTCCATTGCGGTGGCCTTCGACCAGCAGGAGGCACCTGCCCCCGCTGCCGTGAAGCCGGCGGTACGTCGTGGCCGTCCGAAGCGTACCTGACACCCAGGCACAGCAGCAGCCTGCCACGATCCCGCAGCTGACCACCAGTCCCCTGTGGTCGGTGCGTCCCGCCAGCGTTGTTGTCGAGGCAGGAGGCTGGGAGTTCGAGGTGTCCCACCGGACTGCGGCCGACTGGCTTGAGGTCCTGATGGCCGGGGAGTTCGAGGCCGAC